CCACAGGAGGGTTCACCACAGGAGGGTTCACCACAGGAGGGTTCACCACAGGAGGGTTCACCACAGGAGGGTTCACCACAGGAGGGTTCACCACAGGAGGGTTCACCACAGGAGGGTTCACCACAGGCTTAGTCTCAGGCTTGGTCTCAGGCTTGGTCTCAGGCTTGGTCTCAGGCTTGGTCTCAGGCTTGGTCTCAGGCTTGGTCTCAGGCTTGGTCTCAGGAGACGTTTCAGGAGACGTTTCAGGAGACGTTTCAGGAGACGTTTCAGGAGACGTTTCAGGCTTGGTCTCAGGTTTGGTCTCAGGCTTGGTCTCAGGCTTGGTCTCAGGTTTGGTCTCAGGCTTGGTCTCAGGCTTAGTCTCAGGCTTGGTCTCAGGCTTGGTCTCAGGCTTGGTCTCAGGCTTGGTCTCAGGCTGAGTCTCAGGCTTGGTCTCAGGCTTGGTCTCAGGCTTGGTCTCAGGCTTGGTCTCAGGCTTGGTCTCAGGCTTGGTCTCAGGCTTAGTCTCAGGAGACGTTTCAGGAGACGTTTCAGGTTTGGTCTCAGGCTTGGTCTCAGGTGTTGGGGAAACAGCCGGCACCAAAGGCTGTCCGGGCACCACCACAGGCTTTCTTTCCGGTGTTGCAGGCTCAACCAACGGCTCGTTGGCTGGAGGCGCTGTAGGAGCCACAAACGGCTCTTCAGGGGTTACCACAGGGGGTTGGAAGGGGTCGTTTGCTGGGGGCGTTGTAGGCGCAACAAACGGCTCTTCTGGCTGTTGTTCTGGAGGAGGAAATTCTTCTTCTGGCTTGACCAAGGGCAAACCAGAAACAGGATCAATGTTCTGCCATGGTTGTACTTCTTCGCCCGTGTCTGTGTAATCGCCGGGTTGAACCACGTAGGGTTTTTCTGTTGTAACTGTTGACGTGTCAGGCTTTACGTTTGGTGGGTTTACAAAACCTCTTCCTGCGCCGGCCCTATTCACATCATCAATGGTAATCATTCCAGATTCACGCAAACGTTGTAGCGTTGCGTCTTCACCCACGTTTGTAGAAGGTGAGTAAGTGCCTAATGCAATACCCGCGTTTAACACGCGCGCAATAGAACTTCCCGCGGCAGTCAGCACTTTTTCTAACGCAGTAAGCTTTGAACCATAATTAGGGTCGTTTGCCGCCGCTTGGACCAAACGTAATAGTGGCGCAGTTGAGGCGGCGCTTACTCCACCGGGCTGTCCTACTGGCAAAGCTAAACCAGCAACATCGTATTGCTGTATGAGGTTTTCGGCCGCTTGGGCGTAGTTGGTGTCCTCAGGCAAGTCTTGTGTAAATGTTGTTGGTGTAACACCTGCCAACGCTGTGTCAAACTGATTATCTTTACCATCTCCGCCTGTCAACTCAGTTGCCGCGGCAAACGCTTCCTCAGAAGAACCGCCCGCTTTTAGTGTGTCTTTAAATTTGTTAAACGCCGCGTTGTCTGTTGTTGATGATTCAACTGCAGTTTTGAAACCTGCTGTAGCGTTTGCAATTGCGTTAAAGTCATTTGACTCAATTGCATTTTTAAGTCTTACAGCCGACGCGGCCAGTTTAGCGTCACTGCTACCCGTCAACGAAGACGCGGCGTCTAGTATGCCTGCGGTGTCTCCACTTCCAAGTGCGGCGGCCGCATTAAACAACGTTGCGGCTGTTCTTACCTCTGGAGGAACACTTGCCCCGCTCAAAGTAAGCCCTGCGTTTATAACGCCTGAAATGTTTCCTTGATCAAGCGCGTTCAAGCCACCAGCAACAGTTCTTGCTGTGTTAATAGCCCCCGCGTTCTGAGCAAGCACACTGCTTTCATACAGCGCATTAGCTCCGGCAAAATCACCGGCGTTAGCCAGCGCGTCAATTTGAGACATGGTGGCGCCAGCAAACTGACTAGCCGCACCTAGGCCGCTTAGAATAGCGCCAGCCCAGTTACCTTGGCTTGCAGAGATCGCGGCGTTCGCCGCCATTGCAAATGGTGCCACGCCGGGGATAAACGAAGCAAGTGATAACAGTGGTTGAAATTGAGCAACATCACTACTTGATGCGCCGGTTGTGTAGAAGACAGGCTTACCCGTTGAGAAATCTACGCGGTACGCGGTATTGCCCTTACCATCATACGTACCACCAAAAGCGTTACCAACCTGACGCTCGCCGTAGGTGTTGGGAACAGCTTGACCAGTCTTTGTATTTCCGTAAGTTGTTTGCCCTGTATCGGCTACTAATTTACCATCTACTGTTTTAAGTTTTGATGAGTCAACAGTAGTATATCCTTCGCCACCATCATATAGACCATACATAGTTTCCAGTTTTGCACCGGAAGGAACTTCAACAATAGTAGAAGTTTCATTACCATCTTGATCGTATTGACCTGAAGGTTTTACAATGTAAGAAAATGGTTGGCCGGTATTCTCATCCGTACTTGTAAAAACACGTTGTCCGTTGTACGTCTTGCCAAGTTCCTGAACATCTGCATAAACAGGAACAACACCAAAATCTTTGATGTCTGTAACACCAATGCCATTTAAAATTGTTGCAATATCAGCGGCGTTTGCCTGCGCTGAACCTTTACCTTGACCTTCCCATTTGTCTGTAAGATTCTGGCCTAAGATTTGGTTTGTCAACGTGGCGGTTGTAGCAGAACCAGTTGAGCGAATAGTGTTGCCTTCAGCATCAACAACACTGCCACTGTTTGTTAAGTACGTTCCGTTTTTTAAATCAATCGCTTTAGAAGCGTCAAAAGCGGCTGTAGTGTCCGCGGCAGTTGTTGAGACTGTAGAAGCTAAATCTGTACCGGCAACACTATCAACTACTTTAGCAACGGCCGCAATGTCTGAAGTGTCAACCGTGGCTAACTTACTATCTACTACAGCTTTATCTAAAGGACTGAGGCCCCGGTACGCGTCTTCTAACTTGTCAATATATGCTGTTTTTGAGGCTTCATCTTTTAAATGGAACCCGCTTGCGTCCATTAAAGTTTTGTCATTTAGCAACCCGGACATTAAATCAACAAGGGTTACGTTGCTATTGTTTGCCGCTACATCTCTGTACAAATCGTCCATCTTTAGATCTGTACGTGCAATAGCGTCGTCATACGAATCAGCAGTTGGGGCGCCAGATAAAATTACCTTTACTCCGTAGGCATCAAGTCTGGAAACAAGCTCGTTTAAGTTGTTGGTGATGGTGGTTCGGTCAACACCGGTTGCAATGTCATTTCCACCAATGCTTAAAACAACAGTAGAACCCGGTGCAAAGGTTCCTCCGTTACTTTCAAACTGATTTAACTGGTTTAGCACGTCTGCAGTTGTTTGACCGCCTACAGCCGTGTTTGTAACGTTTTGACCAAACTCAGAACTACCTATTTTTGTGAAGTCGTCACCCGCCAACCAACTGTCGCCAGCAAAGATGACGCCACTCAACTCGTTATTGTTGTTTGTAGAAAGAGTGTCAAGTCCACCAGTTGTGTCTGCGGCTGTAGTGTCAGTATTTGTAGTTGTTGCTACCGTTGTAGGAAGCCCACCTGTAGTTGTTGTTGTGGTGGTTGTTGCATCTTTTTGATATGGGGCAAGAACAGAAGCAATCGCAGTATCATCTAACCCCATAGATCTAAATGTTGCAATTAAATCGTTGGTGGCGTCTTTTCCACCAAAAACGTCATACACACTTTCGTAATTAAAAAGACCGCTTGTAGGTGCCGCTACAGTTACCGCCGCACCCGCGTTATTTGCAAAATTGGTGGACGATAACCCACCAGTTGTGGTGTCATTTACTGGATAACCTTCAGAGTCAATAATTGTTCCGCTGTAAGTTTGGAATGTCCCATTACCCAAGTCAACGGGCTTAAACATACCGCCTTCTGCAGTATCCGTAACAGTGTTAGTATCAAGCAGGGAATTTGGCGAAGATATAACAGGGGTGCCAACATTAGACACTGCATCGTAGCGTGACTGTACGCCACCAACATCAACCCCAGTGGCACGAGCAATGTCCGCAGGGTTTAGACTGAACTGGTCCATCGTGGACGCAATTGTGGCATCATCCGCGTTTGGATTTGCTAAAAACCAGTCAAAAATCTGTTGGTCGGAGATTGCCATTTGTGTATGTGCTTGGTTGGGTATTCCTATAGAGAATTACCCATAAATTGAGGTGTTTATGCCCCGTCGCCGTTGACTGCGGTGATCAGCAAATTGGCCCATTCCTGCCACGTTTCAAACGCTTCGGGGTTGGGGATAGCGTACTTGTCAAACACAGGGTTGAAGTTGACCGCGTAGGCTACCTCACGCCACTGGTCTTCAGGTAAAAACGGGAACTGCTGTTCACCAAAGTAGTGAAGCAGGTTCCCGTTCCAGTCTTCCCAAGTACTATATTCGGGTAAGAACTCGATTATCATTTAAGGCCGTTCGTCGCCGAACTCGGCGGTGATTAGCGTTCTACCGGCCTCGTAATCTCCGTCAATAACGTTACTGCGCCAACGCAGGCTAATTAGCCTGTACTCGGCACGCAGGTCTACTTTGCCAGACGTTGGTGTGTAGGTAAAGGGCCCCTTTTCTTCAACGCCGTCGTTTGCAAAAGGTCTGCCAACAATGGTAAGTTCCATGTCGCCAACCTGTTTAAAGTCCGGCTCAATACGGGTCAGGTGCATGCGTCTGTTAACGCCCATGAGCTCGTCTGAGGCGGGCGTTCCACCCACCCAACTAATGTCGCAGGTCTCTACAAACGAGTCGATAGCAAACTCTTCTGTGGCCGTGATTTTGTTCTTACCAAACTCCTGCTCCCAGATTACGTAGCCGCCAGTGGCCTGTGTCATGGTGCTACCTGCAACCACAGAGACGGGCACAATGTCAGCAAAGGTCAACGTGGTGTAGCCACCAGAGGTGTTGTTTGTGAACACCGCGGCGGTGATCTGGTTTGCAGAAACAAACGTCTCGCCAATCTGCGTGTTAAACACCATAAAACTACCGGAGGGGTTGGTTGTTAGGTCACCCGGGGCAATCACCTGATAGGCCGTTGTGGTGGGCGCTGTGCCCCTGTTTGGGCCGTAGGTTAGTGTGTAGGACTGGCCCAGTTGGCCTGTAAAGTCCCAACCGGCCCAAATAGGTCGGGGGAACACCTCGGTCACGTAGCCACAGGACCTGCGGGCACCTTCAGCCTCGCCAGCGTCGTACCAAATATTGTCCTTGACGTTAAAGATGATGCAATCTGTGCACTCTGTTGCGGTGCCACGTGGGTAGAAAAACCAGATCTCGTTGTAGCGAGGGACCTTGGTTGCCCACACCTTTTGACGCGCGCCAAAGTTGATGTTGTCAAACAGGTAGTTAACGTTCTTGTCGTTAGGCAAAACCTTAACGCCGCCGTTGTACAGGTAGAACCGGTCAACACCCATCCAAAAGAAAGTGCCGTCCATCTCAACTACCGAGCTAGACGACATGATAGACGTCTGATTAGACACCGTGTCGTAGCGCCAGTAGTAAGGTGTTTGGCCTGTGAATGACACACGCACCAAAGAGTCCGTGGCCCAGAAGAGACCAGAGGGTGATGACGTGCCGCCACGAATGGGGTAGCCGCGCACAATCTTGCCAGCGGTCACGTTTACCTCGTTGGCCAGCGTGCCGTTCCAGTCACTGAACGTTTGTACGTTGGCTGTGGGTGAGTTGAATATCACGTTGTTGTTGCGTAACAAACCAAAGTTGCCGTACACAAACACAAACGGGTGGAGCACCACAACACCACCACTGGCGTCAATTGGCAGGTACGTTGGGGTCGAGCCAGTAGAGTCAACCACCTCGGTTAAAACGTACTTGCCTGTAGTTGGGTCTGGTAAAAAGTTGCCCGCAAATAACGACGTGTTGACACCGGAGTCAAGGTTTTCTAAGTTGCGGCCGGGGTGGGCTAACAGCTTAGAGTTGCCTGAACCTGCTGAGTCGTAAGCAATGTCAAACTGCCACAAGTACTGGTCGTTAGAAGCAAGCCCGTTTGTTTTATAAATTTCAAACGGCGCGGAGGCAGACAATCCGGTAGACGAGGACACAACAACAGTTGTTCGGTTGGTGCCTGAGTTGTATGTTGGAACCGCGCTGACTGTGTAGCTGGTGCGCACACCAGACGTGTTATACGCCCAAAACACCGTGCCGTTGGCCAATGTAAGTGTTTGGTCACCGAACACTGTTAGCGTGTTGGTGCCAAGAACAATTGCCGTGACAACGTATGTCTTGTTGAACTCGGCTTGAAAAGGACCCACACCAACACCTTGGTCGGTGCCGGTGTTGAACACCTCAACACCCTTGTAGTTGCCCGCGTAAATGTAGTTAACGCCGTTCAGTGAGTTGGTAATCATCCCGCGGGGGATGCCAGTTGGGGAGGCAAACATTTGGCGGTAGCCACCAATCTTCTTTGCCTTACCACGCTGAAACCTTGCCCACTTGCCGTCGCTATACTCGTCAGCCTCAAACTTTGTGCCGTCCCGTTTAATACCGGGCTTCACAAGAAGGGTAAAGATTTTTGACGGTTCAGTCGCCATTAGAACAAGCCCCCAGAGATCAAGTCTGCTTGAACACGCCCAACAAAACGGGTCACAAAGTTACCCGCGCCGCCTGTACCGTCCATTGTAGCAATGTTAACACCGGCCACAGAGAAACCAAGCTGTGAGTTGTTGGGTGAGTATATGCCGGTTACGGGGTCTAAAGTAAACGTAAAAGCTGGGGCCGCCGCGGTTCCTCGGTTCACAATCAACTGACCAATGTTGGCCTGAATAAGAGGGTACAGGTTGGTTCCATCACTCAGCACAATCGCTTGTGTGTTGGTGGGCAAACTGTAGGGCGCCTGCGAACTGCCAACAATTTGCAAGTTAATGTTGTATCCGCTTTGGTTGGTGTCGTTCAATATGTAGTACACCTGAGTTACGGCGGGCAACTGAATTAAAAGGCTGGTTGTGCGAGAGCCGCTCAACGCGGTAAAGCGCTGAATAATTGGCGTGTTGGTGACCAAGCTCAGTGTTGCGCCCGCCACCGTGTCTACGTCGTACGTGGCAGACGAGAACGTCAAACTGTTGGGACGGCCACGACCCACTGTAAAGAAGTCCTGCTTGGCGGGGTCTCTGTTTACGCAGACAAAGCAAGAGTCCCCTAAAGGCAGTGTGATTGTTGACAGGCTGTCAATTGTCGATCCAACAGCGCTTGTTGCTATTGTGAGCGCGCCGGTGCCGTTGTTGCGCACCAGAATAAACCAACCCTCAGACAGGCTAGACGCCGCGGGCAGGGTCCACGTGCCGGCGCCGCCGGTCCAAACAAAACACTCTCCACGCGATGCAGAGCTGATAGTTGGTACTGTTACGTACTCGTTGGTGATGAACGCGGCCTCTAGCTTGCCCAAAAGGGCGACCGTGCTGACTCCAGCAAGCGAGGCGGCGTCTGCTGTGGACGTGCCCGTTCCAAACGCTATAACGGCCCATACGCCGGCCTGCGTGGTGTTGCTGGTGATGTAGGTGTACTGTGCCGTGCCGGCGGCCACGGTAAACGATCCTGTACCACCGAAACGCTGTACTGTGAACGAGTTAGCGCCTGTGTTGCGGATCAGTATGTCCTGACCCACAGAGGCCTGCGTGGCGTCTGGCAGAACAAGAATAGACCCCGCGGTGGCCTGAATGTCCATGATGCGGGCGGCAACCTGCTGGCCCGCGTTAACATACTGAGGCCAATACAGTTGTAGTGTGCCGGTCAACGCCACGCCGGCGTAGCTGACGTCGGTCGGTTGGATTACGTTGCCGGTAAAGGGCGAGGTATATGTAGGCATTAGGGTTCCTGTCTAGTGGCGTTGCGGTCAACCATACGGCGTTGGTCTTCACCCTTGAGCGCGGCAATAGCGGCGTCGTAGTACCCTTTCCATACGGCTAATTTTTCCGTGTTCTTCAGGTAGCCTTGGGTCTGCAAGAGCGTGCCAAACAGCAAGGCTTGTGGGGCCTCTCTGGTCAGTAGGTTCTCTTGGTTCTCAATGTCAAGCGGCTGAATGCGGCTGAAATAAATCATTTCAACGGTGTAGGCGCTGTTGGGTATTGGGGCCAAAGCCCAGTGGTCATAATCATAGTCGCCGTAGTACAAAGGCTGTCCGGGGGTTGACTCGGTTTGAAACTGTGTGACGTAGTCCATGGAGCGGTTCAGTATTGGCTGACCGTTGATCTTCATGCTAATCGTTTTGCGCCAACGCACTGGTTTTTGTAGCACGGGGTCGTTAACTGTCAACGTGGTGTTAACCACATTTAACTGCATAAGTGTTTTAATCTCTGCGGCAATGCCCTGCTCGGCGAGCATGATAAGACGCGGGATCTGGTCCACAAACGACGCGTCGTTACGCTCGCAGTATCTGATGACATCCTCCACGAGGCTGTCATACGTCATTGTTTGTGCTGACATTTAGATTACTCGGGTTGTGTGGGCCAAACGATTGTCCAAGGAAAACCAACTTGTGCTGTAACGTTACGCAGGTCTTGACGGTATGTAGCCCACGCAGTTTTATCAGCGGTACTGTCAGCAATCTGTGTCCAGTCGCAGTCTTTAAGCTTGTTGTTGCGCTCGGTGCGAACACTGGTTGCACGTTCTGCGTCTTTCATTGCTTTGTACGTCGCTTCTTGTTCAACAGCAGTTGTTTTGCCATCTGTAAAGATTGGACCAAGAACTTGTTTTGTGTACCACTTGCCGCCAATTTGTTCTACGCCTTGACGCATTGAGTATTGGTATTGGTTTCCACCAGTAGCCTGTGGGCCTTCAAAAACAATGTCTGCGCCTCGATCGTTAAGAATTTCTTCAGTCAAAGCCTGTGCTAGACCCATATCAAAATGATCTCTGCGGTACTCGTCTTCGTACATTACCGCGCCTGTTTGTCTAATTCTAATTTGCATGATTATTCCTTATGCGATTGCCAAGAAGATGTATGAGCCACCAGAAGCGTTTACGCTGGCATTTGATGTAACAATTTCAAAGCCACCAGTTGTTGTGTAAACCCAGTCTGCATTTGATTCAGAACCTGTGTTGTTAAGAAGAAGGCGAGGGTCAGTCCCTGAAACCATTCCCCTAGCTGTGTCCCAAACAACCCAATTATAACTAGCAGTGTCTGTGCGTTTAATTAAAACAAACCTTGCACCACCTGTAAAACCACAAGAGATTGTCTGGGTTGCCCCTGTTCCTGTGTATGTGCCTACTTTTGAAACGCCTGCACAGGTTGCAAACAAGTAAGCAACAAATTCAGTAGCCGATCTATTAACCCCAGTTGCATCACCAAGGGTAAAAACAGAATTTGTAGGGGCTGTATTGTTCCAAGTAGATGAATCAATAACTGCCGCATCTGTAGCATTTAACACTAGAAATTTGGTGGCGCCAGTGCCAGAGGCATAAACATACCAGTCGCCACCAGTCCTTTGTCTTACAATCATTAACTCAGGCGCAACGCCTAAATTATGAGTTTGCGTTGCCCCTGATGTTCCGTTACCTGTGTAGCAAACCACATCAAAAAAGTTAGGTGAACGTTTAAAATTCCAACCAACATAAGTGTAACCACTTGTGTTCCAACCATCGCCACCGCTAAAAACAGTGTTGCCTTGTACACCGTTTTGATATGCATTCCAAGTCAGTCCATAAGTGCCTGTAGCTTCTGCACCAGAAGAACTAATTTGAATTCTTGCTGTATTACCTAGTAATCTTGTTGAAGAAAGAGGGCTTACTCCAACGTCATTTGAACGGCAACTTGTCCAGTTCATGTCAGTGACAATACCGATTGCAGAGTAATTCCTGCTGGCAGAGCCATTGCCTGTGTATGCGTAAGGCACAAACACGCTTGTCCCGCTTGTAGGCACTTGCATTGGTCCACGACGAATGGCTATGTAGATGTATGTTTGACCAGATGTTAAATTACCTACAACACTAAACCCAGTTGAAGTAGGTTTAATAATGTTTACTGATGTACCTTCGGCATCAGTAAGATTTGGTCTTAAAGGAGCTACACCACCATTTGCGGTAAAACCCCTCATGTTGTCAGCAATAACCCAGTTTCCTGCTGTTGAGGACGCTTTATACATAACAAACTGAGGCTCATAACCAAGCGTTACAGTTGTTCCAATCGCACCAGCCATTGACCCACACGAAATCACATTTTCTGTGCCGCTTAAACCAAAGCCCCCTGCGTTGTGGGCAAATAGGTAAGCTACATAAGTGCCACCGGTTCCATTTGCGCCGCTATCGGTTCCTAGTGAAAACACAGAATCCGTTGGTGCTGTGTTGTTCCATTGGTTGTTGTTTGTGCCAGAAGCGGCGGTGCTGTTTAACAGAATTTGCTGGCTTGGGCCAAGCGATCTGTGATAACAAAACCATTCATCGGGTGTATCTATTCGTTTACACGCAATGAAGCCCGGCACCGAGCCTAGGTTATGTGCAACAGTCCTACCCGCAACTTGATTTCCAGTGTAAGTTACAACGTCAAAAAACTTGGCTTTTTTACGAAATGTCCATGAGGCGTAGTTATAACCACTAGTATTTGTACCGCCACCACCCGCAGAGACAGTAAACCCAGTTGTTGTAAACGCTGAAATTGTCCCGTTGCCTGAACTTGCGGCATCGGTTGCATTAGATGCAACGTAGTTAGGCAATGTGGGGCCGGGTGAACTAGCCAACCGATGGTAAAAAGTTTCATTTCTACCTTTAACCCAAACCAACCCACCGTTTATCGATAAGTTAATACCATTGGTAATGGTCTGCGTCCCGTCCGAACCCGCATATAAATACGTGCTAAACAGATTCTCAATAAACACATCTGGGTTTACTACACCTTGTGTAGGCCATTGGCCTAGCTTCTGCCAGTAAGCCTGTTGCTCAAGCGTCCACACACCGGGTGCAGTGCTACTTGCATACGGGCCTGATGGTACAGGCGCTGTTTTGCTGATTATTCCGCCGGGGTACTGTTTAGACATTAGTCACCTCAACCCATGAAGTTGTTGGCTCGTCCCATGTAAAACGTTTACCCTCTTCAACAGGCATTGGCGTAGGCGCATCCCACAAGCAAGTTGTTTCGTTTAAACCCCATGATGGATATGGCTGTGGCGGAATAAAAGCGTCGCGTCCTAAGTCGTATGTAAACCCAACACCAGCGTAGTTTTTTCTAATTGTGCCGTTGTAGCTTGTTTGCTTCCAGTTAGCGTAACCACCTGACCAAGCAGTTAAAAACGCAATGCCTTTTGCTTCAGACTCATGTCCATTTTCGTCAAGTAGCTCGTTGTTATGCACAACATTAACTTCTAAGACAACGTTGTTTTCATTTAATTTAGCAAAATGAGCCATGTGAAATTCCTCAGAATGTAATTGTGCCGTTGCCAGTGAATGTGTAAATAGTGTTTCCACCGCTGGTTGTGACTGTTGGTGAGCCTGTTGTTGAAACTGCCGCAACCGCAGAAGAAATAATAACTACACCAGAACCACCATTAGCGCCAACTGACGCTGATGCACTTGGGCCGCCTCTAGCTCCGCCACCGCCGCCGCCCCTGTTTGCTGTTCCAGCAGTAGGTGGAGAACCACTAGCGCCACCACCACCAGCGCCACCCGAACCATCGGTTGCGCCATAAGAACCACCCCCACCGCCTCCAGCGTATGTAACGGATGATCCAGTTATGCTTGAAGCTGTGCCTGCACCGCCATTGCCCCCATTTCTACCAGAGCCGTTAGCGCCAACAGCACTTGCTCCACCGCCACCGCCAGCGCCATCGCCATTAGGATAAACGCCAGTACTATAACTACCACCATTGTTACCTTGCGAT